CTTTGTAAAGTTTATGGTCAATGCCGTAAGTAACGAAGTACCGATTGATTTCTTGCGTCAACTTACTTCTGTATGTCCTAGCTGACTGCTTGTCAGCAAAGTACATTGGTTGCTTGTGCTCATTTTGCACAATGATTCCACGGCTATCACGTAAAGCGAATAGGCGTTTCATGTTTACTCCTTTGGTGGAAAGTTAATAAAAATACATTCGTTTAGGTGGCGTACACCCTTAGCATCTATGTAGTATTCGCCACACCCTGCCATCCATTCGATGACTATGACTGCCATAAAGACACAGAAAGCAAGCATCAATAAGGCAGAAAGCACCCAGTCAAATAGCTTTTTCATGACATCAAGTAGGCAACTAAGCCACCCATGATTAGTCCGTAAAGCATCCACAAGATGTATCGTGTTGGTCGTTTCATGTTGTCCTCTTTGGGTTAAGTTGTTTAAGGTGGTTGATGTCAGTGATAAGCTCATACCCCTGCTTGTTATTGCAGGCTACTGTAAACTTACGCTTCTTTGCTACTGCCTCACCACACCGCAGGCACGTTGGTCTTACCATGTTACGGCGTTGAGGCTCTACCCTTACGGCATAGCAGTTAGTACAGATGGGCAAGTGATAATCTTCCATTAATACCTCCTAGGTTTACACCAGTTGATACGGACATAGCTAAGGTAGTCAGACCCTACCCTGCAATACTCGATGGAGTGCGGTACGAATATAGGCAGGTTAAAGATAAGGCGGTATAGCCATGAATCTACTTTGACAATCATGATTCCTCCACTGGTTCGGTTGAAAGTACACGCTCTTGGGCAATCCCCTGATAGCCATTGTTGGCTAATCTCTGCATCCATCGTGTTGATAGCTTGATGGTGGTATCAGATGGTCTAGCTTGGCTACTGTGTCTAAGGGTAGAGGAACTAAACCTATCCTCATTCTCAAACCACATGCCATTGGTGTGTATGTATAACGGGAAGTGTTCCCCATAACTATACACAGTGTAGACCTCATGGTCTGCATCCATCAGCGTATAGATACCAAACAGGTTGTGACCCCTGAATGGTTTCTGCTCTACAACGTAAGGTTTGCACTTGCTATTGGCTACACGAGGTAGCCCATTTAGTTGTGGGCTACTCATGTTATAACCCCATCGAGGATAGGACACGATTGTTGATGTAAGCTAACGCCAATGCCCTGCTAGGGAACACTAGCATGTCTGCTTCATGCTTAAACTTTACAACGTAACCACTAGGTGTTTTGCGGATAGTCCATTTCATATAATCTCCTATGAACATGTTGATAGAAAAGAGAAAAGGCAGAGGGGTTACCTCTGCCATATGGGTTAGAACAACTTCTGCTTAGGTGCATTAGTTGTAGTACCTTCCTGCAATACTTCCATACCTTCAAGTGTTTCACACTTGATGTACAGTGCACCTCCTGCTTGTGGTGGGGCTACTACCTTGAAGGTGTTATTCTTTACGTTACCCTTAACGCTCTGTACCTCAAAGGATGAGAACGTACCATTCTCGTTAACCTTCTTGGCTACCACAGTAATGGTGAATGTTACTGGCTTGATGGACTTCTTCACAGTTGCTTGCATTGTATTACTCCTGAAGTTAGTTAATTTACATTACATACATTGTCTTACTGCCGTTTGGCAGGGACTCGACCAGATTGCCAGACCCAGCGAAAAACGCAAACACAGGCTGGGCAAGGCTTTGCGGGTTAGCGAGCACTCACTTCGAGGGGTCGGCTGAGTTAAGTAATTATACAAGGTCAGGCTATAATCTAACACCGCGAGTAACACATCCAAAGAAGTTAGTCAAATACAAAACTTAGATTGTTAGGAATTCCTAAAAGAATCAACAACTTACGGCGGAATAATCTAAATGATATAAATAATCTTGTAAGGTTAGGGTAACAACATTCACCCGCCCTCCTTAACTTTACAGTCTTAACCCTAGATGAAAGGGTATGTGCATATATTTTATAGATTATTTAGATTATTTAGATTAACTCTACTATCACATGGCTAAGACCCGCATAAACATTGGGTTCTAGGGCGTAAAGTTTAACCTTACAACAATCTAAACATGCCAAGTAACGTAGATTGTTTATAGATTACATGCGATATAGCCCTGAATTACGATGCCTGCACCCCCCGGCGTATGGTTTTATATACTATAGATAAAGAATGTAAAGTTTTTGGGCAATAAAAAACCCGCCTTTCGACGGGTTGGGTGGTTAGAACATCGCCATTGTTATCCAGAGTAGTGCATAAAGTACTGGTGCTATGGCGATTGCTGCGAGTAAAGCCTTGATTGTTTCCCGCCGTTCCTGTTTCCGCTCATGTTCCATGAAGATGTTGCGGGTTTGGATTGGCTTTTGCATTTCCTGTTGTAGAAATTTGCGGTAATGTTCCATTTAAATCTCCTGTAAGGTTAGGGAGGGAGCCTTTCGGCTCCGCTCCTTTGGTTTACTTCATCGTTATCCGTACATTCTCGGGTAGAATTCCGTCGTCAATTAACTCTTGCTGGAACTGTACAGCATATCTGTCACGTTTGAACCAGCGAAAGTAGATTGAATCTCTCTATCCACTTGACACAGAACCTATACGACTCTTGTTTACGTACCTTCATTGGATTTCTCCTCATGGTTTAAAAAGAACCCGACTGCTGTCACCAGTCGGGGGTTGGGTTACGAGAACAACTTACGCTTTACGGCTTGTACCTGAGTGGCACCGTCTTGAATTACCAATCCTTCAAGACTATCTGCTTTCAGGTAGACTGCTCCGCCTGCCATTGGGGGAACCGAAGTCTTAAACTCGTTTCCCTTTATGGGTTGTTTTACAACCTTTGCCGTAATCCCTGAGAGAGTGCCATTCTCATTGATACGGGTTGCTGTAATTTCAACCGTTACAGTAACGGGGGCAATCGACCGCTTAGCGGTAGGAGCATGTGTGCTCATTTGATTCTCCTAAGTTGTTAATGAAATCAGACTTTCGTCTGAATCGTTTGCATTTGCATACGACAATTTCAGATTGCCAGACTTTACAAAATTGTCAAATACGCCTGTTTACAAGGCTTGTGGCTTGATGCTTTTTGGTTTTGGTTTTTGTTTTGGCTTGCTTTGTGGCTGGCTGGCAGGGGGGTACATGGATTGCGTTTTTGCACCCCCGCCCTATATAGGTAATCCGCTTAAAGCAAGACCCAAAAAAAGGAACGTGTAAAGTTAGCTCACCGAACACAAACTTGTTGACACCCAAGTAAGTTGCTGTGTTATATTCCGGCTATGGATACCCTACCACTACACCACACTAAATGGTCAGATAGGCTGGCGTTCGACATTGCCCTCACACTAGAGGGGAGTGGCGAGACTTTGCAAGAAGTCATGACACGCCACAACATCACGGCTAATGAGATTCTTATCTTTAATAGCGACCCCGTATTCCTTAAGAAGGTGGAGCACTACCGAGAGGAAGTTCGGGAAAAGGGAATTACATTCCGACTAAAGGCCCGCGCACAGGCGGAAGAACTCCTGACAACTTCTTGGATGTTGATTCACGACCCAGCCGTATCCCCCGCAGTCAAGGCTGACCTAATTAAATCGACAGTGAAGTGGGGCGGGCTTGAGCCAAAAACCACTGAGGTCGATAACAATGCTAATGGTGGCGTACGTATCACCATTAATTTAGGTGGGCAGCAGCACGAAGCCCAAGTCATTGAAGCACAAACAGTCGAGGTTATGGATGCTCCTGCCATTGCACTTAGAGAGTAGGTTTACTACTTCCTATGATGGGTTTCGTTCGGTGGTGTTAAATAGTTCTGTGGAGTATCATAACTTTACAACTATGTTAAAAGACGCAGGTGTGTCCTTCCGGACAAAAATTACGAAGCATAAAAAACGTGGCCGGGAATTTGTGGTCATGCTAGTACAGGAGATTTAATGTCACTGAACATCAACTACACGCCGCCTCCTACCGGGGCAAAATTCATGGAGTCTGACGCTAAGATGCGTGTGCTTATGGGGCCGGTAGGTTCGGGTAAGTCAGTAACTTCTTCGTTTGAGATTGTCCGTAGGGCCAGTACTCAAGCGCCAAATGCCCAAGGCGTGCGGCGTACGCGGGCGGCTATTGTGCGTGAAACCGCACGGCAGCTACAAGATACAACCATCAAGACGTTCCTAGATTGGTTCCCGCCCGGACAGTGCGGGGAGTACATGCGTACAACCAAAACTTACTTCTTTAAAGTGGGGGATGTCGAGTGTGAGATTATGTTCCGTGCCTTGGATGATGCAGATGACGTAGCCAACTTGAACTCTTTGGAGTTGACATTTGCTTGGTTTAACGAGTGCCGAGACATTCACCCAGACATTATTGATGCGATGTCCAAGCGTATTGGGCGTTTCCCGTCGGCTAAAGACGGTGGCCCGACGTGGCATGGGATGTGGGGGGATACCAACCCACCGACTATGGATACGTGGTGGTACTACCAGATGGAGGGGCTTGACCCCAAAGATGGCGTGTCAGCTAACGACAACGGCTGGGATGTGTTCAAGCAACCCTCAGGTAGAAGCCCACAGGCTGAGAACATTGAGAATCTTCCCGAGGGTTATTACGATACCCAAGGTCGTTCGGAAGAATACATCCGTGTATATATTGACGGGGACTACGGGTTGTCGTCTGCCGGTATGCCTGTCTATAAATACTTCAGGCCGGACTACCACATGGCTAAGCAACGGCTTCGGTTTATATCCAACGGCGTACGCCCCATTGTTATTGGTATGGACTTAGGGTTAACCCCAGCCGCAGTCATTGGGCAGCAAGACCCACGTGGTCGGGCACTGATACTTGGCGAGTGTGTATCGTTTGACATGGGCATCCAGCGTTTCGTGCGTACTATGCTCAAGCCGATGATTTACGAAAAGTTTGGTGGTGCGCCCATCCTAGTGGTTGTTGACCCTGCGGGTGTGCAGCGGGCGCAGACCGATGAGCGCAGTGCAGTAGACATCATCAAAGCCGAGGGGCTTAAAGTCATTCCCGCTAAGACTAACAACGTGTCGGCACGGCTTAATGCCGTGGACGACTACCTCATGCGGCAAGTAGATGGTGACCCAGCTTTCTTAGTTGACCCGACATGTACGCAGCTAAAGGCTGCCATGATGGGGGGCTACCGCTATAAACCCAAAGGTGATGGGGATATTGATAAGAACAAACATTCACACGTTGCTGAAGCCCTACAGTACTTAATGCTCCATATCGCCAGTGTTGGCGAGGGGCATGGACTAGCCCAGCGTAGAGAGATTCGCCCTGTTGCAAGTTTAGGTTGGACTTGATATGATGGCTTTGCAGCAGTTGTCTCCGGCGTCTCCTTCACGCCATTCACCCCGGGGGTCACGTCCCCGGGGATTTTTTTACTTGCACAAAAACTTTGACAGCCTGTATACTTCTTGCTATGTGCATACTACAATATCTAGTAGTTTGATAATCGGGGGCTAGGTATGGCAAAGATTAAAGTTAGCAAGACTTCACAAATCTTCTCGGATAATCCCAAGATGGGAACCCCCTACGTCAGAGGATATGAGGGCGGCGGTGGTATAGAGACATACTTCAGCGGACGCGGACTCAAAGAAATTCTCAAAGAGCAAAGAGCGCCTGAAGTACAAGGCACTAAAATTGAGATGGAGCGAGGGCCGTATCGTATAGACCCAGAAGATAAACGCACACTGAAAGAGATAGCACAGCGTTCGACACTAGGTGACCCAGAAGACAAAGAGCGGTATAAAAAAGCTAAATCGAAAGATTAATATGGCAAAAATTAAAGTTGGTAAAACCTCACAGATTTTCTCGGACAATCCTAAGATGGATAACAGTGGCCTTGCGGGTAAACCAAAGCCAATGGAGATGTATGAGTATAAGATGCCAGCAATGACTATCGAAGACATCATGGAAGTCCAAGAGTATAAGACCAGCAAACGTCCAGATACTGAGGAAGATTAAATGGCAGGCTTAACTTTCCTTCGTGTAGTCTCCAACGCTGAACTCGACAAGCAAGACGAGGAAGCAGCGGCGCAGGCTTTACAGGAACGCCAGAACCAACCAATGGTGTTGGGTCTATCTGAGCACGTCCGTATGTGTTGGGATGTAGCGAAGATTGCTAAGAAGCCTATTGAAGATGAGATGCTGCGTGCACTACGTCAGCGTAATGGACAGTATGAACCTGACAAGCTAAATCAAATTAAGCAGCAGGGTGGTTCAGAAATTTATATGATGATTACTGAAGTCAAGTGCCGCGCAGCGGAGTCTTGGCTACGGGACATCTTGCTTGATAGTGGTACACCCCCGTGGGATATTGTTCCTACGCCGATTCCTGATTTGTCTCCGCTTGACCGCCGAGAAATCCAAGACATCTTTGCCAGCGAAGTGCTGACAATGTTGCAGGAAAATCAGAAAGCTCCTAGTAAAGAGGAGATGGCACAGATTAAAGAGATGGTCTCCCAAGACTATCGCTTCAAAGTTTTGCAAGACGCACAAAACCGTGCTGACAAAATGAAGCTAAAGATTGAAGACCAGTTTGCTCAAGGCGGCTGGGCTGATTCATTCAACGACTTTATTACTGACCTTGTAACTTTCCCTTGTGCATTTATCAAGGGGCCGATTGTACGTCGTCAACGTACTCTTGGCTGGAAGACTGTTATGGGTAAGACTGTTGTCGAACCAACTGAACGCCTTGCTCCTGAGTTTGAGCGGGTTGACCCGTTCCGTATTTACCCTGAGCCGGGTATTACTCGTATTGAAGAAGGCTACTTGTTCGAGCATCACCCACTTTCTCGTTCAGACCTGTCAGACCTTATTGGTGTGCCGGGCTATGACGAGGATGCTATCCGTCGTATCTTGGATGAAGGCTCTGGCCCATCTTGGATTAATGAAGACGTGGAACTCATCAAGAACGAGGAGGAGCGCAAGTTCTACTCGTATATGCGTCCGACCGATGTGTTCGATGCACTTGAGTTCTGGGGTAAGGTCTCCGGCAAGATGCTTCGTGAGTGGGGTCTGACTGAGGAAGAAATTCCTGATGAAGCTCAAGAGTACGATGCTAACGTCTGGATGATTGGTAACTACGTCATCAAGGCTGTATTGAACTATGACCCACTGGGTCAAAAGCCTTATTGCAAGACTTCGTTTATCAAGTGCCCCGGTGCGTTCTGGGGTAAGGGTATTCCTGAAATCATTGAAGACATTCAGAACGTCTGTAATGCAGCGGCTCGTGCTCTTGTAAACAACATGGGTATTGCTTCTGGCCCACAGGTCGAAGTAAACCTAGAACGTATTCCTCCAAACGAAGACATCACACAGATGTCACCTTGGAAGATTTGGCAAGTAACAAATGACCCAATGGGGTCAAGTGCACCTGCCGTACGTTTCACACAGCCTGAAGATAACGCTAGTACGTTAGTGGCTGTGTATGATAAGTTTGCTCGGTTGGCAGATGACCACTCTGGTATTCCTGCCTACTTGTATGGCAACACCGATGTGCAAGGCGCAGGCCGCACGTCGTCTGGTTTATCTATGCTGATGGGTGCTGCTGGTAAAGGCATCCGTCAAGTGGTTGGTCACATCGACGGTGATGTGATTAAACCCATTGTCCAACGTCAGTTCGTGTACAACATGCGCTATGACGAGGATGAATCTATTAAAGGTGACGTTCAAGTCGTTGCCCGTGGCGCAGTTAACTTGGCTGTCAAAGAGACTGTCAACGTGCGCCGTATCGAATTCCTCAACGCAACCGCCAATGAAATCGACATGTCGATTATGGGTCGGGATGGCCGCGCCGCGATTCTTCGTGAAGTGGCTAAAGGGTTGCAAATGCCTGTGGACGAACTTATTCCATCTCGGGACAAACTCGCTTATAACGGTCGCATAGCTGCGGCTGCGGAGCAAGCGCAAGCACAGGCTGCCCAACAGCAGCCTGCCGCTGCGGCACTCTTGCCCAACGGCGCACCCAAAGGTGGAATGGAAGCGAACACAGTCATGAATCGTAGTGGAGGTCAGCCGTGATACGTCCTGACCCATCAGTTGTAAAAGCTCTTTCTGTCGTTGTGCGTCAGCACCCAGAGATTCTGGAGTGGTTGAAAGCATGGCGTATGCATGAGCTAGAGCAACTACCATCTGCGGTAAACAACGCGGCATTGATGCAGGGGCGATGCCAAGTTTTGGGCGAGATTTACAAACTCGCCAAAGAGTCCCCTGAACTAGCGGCAAAGTCCTAACTGATATGACTCGCCGTCTAATCCACGCATACCGATAGGAGCGTTTTACTATGGCACTTCCAGAGCAAATTCGTAAACAGACCGAGGCAGTTCAAGAACTGTACGCACAACTCAATGGTGATGGAACCAATGGCGACGGGGCGACCCCTCCAGCCGATGGTGGAACTCCGCCCACTGCAAGTGAAGCTACCAGAACTCCGACCGCCGACGCAGCCGCTGACACGAACAGTGCTACTCAGTCATCCAGTGTTGAGCACGCAAGTGATGACGGAAAAGGCTCAGAAGAAAATCTAACTCAGAAATACCGTACCCTCCAAGGCATGTATAACGCCGAAGTTCCACGTCTGCATAGTCAGAACAAAGAACTTTCAGGTCGTTTGCAGCAAATGGAGCAGTTGCTGGCAACCATCTCAGCACAACAATCTTCTGCTCGTAACATGGCGCAAACGCAAGTTGACCCACTTGTTACTGAGAAAGATGTTGAGGAATATGGAGAATCGCTTGACGTGATGCGTAAAGTATCCCGTGAGGAGTTAATCCCTGTTGCTCAGAAACTTGTGCAAATTGAGCGGATGCTTCAGCAGTTGCAGACTAATGTTGTGCCACAGGTGCAAAACCTCGCACATCGTCAGGCTATGACTACTGAACAGCAATTCTGGTCAGATTTGGCAGGACAAGTCCCCAATTGGAAAGACATCAACGAAGACCCAGAGTTTCAGTCTTGGCTTCTTGAGTTTGACCCCATGTCAGGTATTAGTCGCCAAACTATCCTAGAGGATGCACAGCGCAGCCTCGATGTACGCCGAGTTGGTAGTTTCTTTAAGTCTTGGCTTGAGATTACTGGACAAGCCAATGTTGCTCAAAACACCCGCCGGAATGTGTCTGCTTCCGAGTTGGAACGCCAAGTTGCCCCCGGTAAAGGGCGCAATACAGGTAATCCGACTGGAACAAACGCCAAGACCTACAGCCCTGATGACATCAAAAACTTCTTCAACGATGTTCGTCAAGGTAAGTACAAAGGGCGCGAAGCAGAGCGTGACCGCATTGAACGCGATATTTTCGCTGCACAGCGAGAAAATCGTATAACTGTTAACGCTTGATTAGAGGAGTTTTATCATGGGATTTCCCGTTTCCACAGGCCGCCCGGACTATTCGGGTAACTTTATTCCTGAGATTTGGTCAGGTAAATTAATCGAGAATTTCTACGATGCCACCGTGCTCGCAGCAATCTCTAACACTAACTATGAGGGCGAGATTCGCCGCATGGGTGATACGGTTAACATCCGTACCACTCCTGAAATCAGCATCAAGACTTACGTTAAGGGCCAAACCCTAAGCGTTGAGAATCCTGATAAGCCAAAAATCCAGTTGGTCATCGACAAAGGTGAGTACTTTGCCTGTATCGAAGACGACGTGGACAAGGTTCAATCTGATGTAAACCTAATGGACACTTGGTCTAAAGACGCTTCTGAGCGTATGAAGATTAAGATTGACCAGCGTGTTTTGACAGATATTCTTCCAAGCATTTCTTCCTCGAACAAAGGTGCATCTGCTGGTCGTATCTCTGGCAACATTGACTTGGGTACAACTGGTTCTCCAGTAGCTATCACCAAGACTAACGTGCTTGAGTACATCGTTGACATCGGTACTGTGCTTGACGAAGCTAACTGCCCTGAAGGTGACCGCTTCCTGATTATCCCCGCCAAAATGGCTGGCATGATTAAGAAGTCTGACCTTAAGGATGCTTCTTTGACTGGTGACAGCGTGTCTGTGCTCCGTAATGGTCGTCTCGGTATGATTGACCGATTCACCGTCTACATGAGCCACAACTTGTCTGTAACTTCTGGCAAGTTCAGTCTTATCGCTGGTCACAAGATGGGCTTTACTTTTGCCTCTCAAATGACCGAGATGGAGTCTCTACGCGCCGAGTCTACTTTTGGTAACGTCATCCGTGGCCTGCAAGTTTATGGCTACAAAGTGGTGAAACCTGAAGCATTGGCTCAAGGCATTATTACTCTGTAATTCATGGGGGGCTTCGGCCCCCCGTTTAACTTTTTTGGAGATTTAAAATGGCTACATATACTGACTCTTTGGGCTTTAACAAAGGCTCGGCTGCTTATCCTGCGGATTCTTTGAACAAGACTGTCCGCGTGGAGATTACCCTTGACTTCCCGAAAATCATTGCGGCACGTTCTGCTGCTGGTGCTACTGCACTGGCTGCTTCTGATGTGATGGAAATTATCCCTATCCCTGCTGGCACTATTGTGTCTAACGTGGGTATGGTGGTTACCACTGCGGCTGGCGTGACTAGCACCATCTCTATCGGTGACGGCACTGCCGCTGCTGGTTATTTGGCTGCTACTTCAGCGAACGCAACTGGTACTTCCGGTGGTGTTCCTGTGTTGTCGTCTGGTGCATTTGCTCCCACTCTGAGTGGTGGCAAACTGTACTCTGCTGCTGATACTATCGACATCACACTTGGTACTGCTGTACCAGCCGCTGCTGTTGTACGTGTCTTCGCAATGTTGACAGACATCAACTAATAGTAAGTAAGGACGGGGGCTTCGGCCCCCTCCTTTTAGGAGAATAATATGGCAAACGTAACGGCTGTACATAGAGATACAACGGGTACTGTTATCACCGGACGGTATCAGATGCGCGGGCATCAAAGTGTAGGTGGCGGTACTGCTGGTGATGTTATCTACCGAGATGGTGGCGCATCTGGCACGGTTAAATTTCAATTCAACATTGGTGGTGGCACGCAACCTATTGGGTTGACGTTCCCTGATGACGGCATTTTATTTTTGACTGATGTCCATGTCACGTTGCCTACCAGTGCTAAAACTACAGCAATTCTTGAGAAAGTGTAATCATGGCTACCAAAGACTCTCGACTAGAACGTGCTGGGGTATCAGGCTATAACCAGCCTAAACGTACTCCGGGGCATCCTACTAAGAGTCACGTCGTTGTGGCAAAGTCTGGTACTGAGGTCAAGACAATTCGTTTTGGGCAACAAGGCGTAAAAGGTGCAGGAGCAAATCCTACAACAGCATCTGAAAAAGCCCGTAAGAAAAGTTTTGAAGCTCGTCATGCAAAGAACATCGCCAAAGGCAAAATGTCTGCGGCTTACTGGGCGGATAAAGTCAAATGGTAAAAGGTATCAAGAACACCTCCTACCGGGTTCCTGTTTCTAAAAGCAGCAAGGTGGCTATGCCCGCTGCAAGTAAGAAGAACGTCTCCGCCACCAAGGCGGTGAAACCGTATCCAAACCTTGTCCCAAAAGGGAAGCTGTGATGGAAAAGTCGAAGGTCAATCAGGCTGGAAACTATACCAAACCTGCTTTACGGAAGCGGCTGTTCAACGAGATTAAGGGCGCTGCTGTGCAGGGGACCAAGGCTGGTCAGTGGTCGGCTCGTAAGGCTCAGCTTCTTGCGAAGAAGTATAAAGCTGCCGGTGGGGGATATACGTCGTGAAGGCACCGCAGAAATCCCTCAAAGACTGGACTGCTCAGAAATGGCGTACTAAGTCCGGTAAACCTTCGTC